GATTGTCGAATTTTGATTGCTAGAATCTTGTTGAGTGGTGCTGAATGTTTACGTAGTCTTGATGGTTGATTGTTGGCATTGGGCTTAATCTGAAGATTGCGTATCCTAGGGCGTCAAGGGGATGGTCCTTCGCTCCGCTAACGCTACGCTCCACTTCTACCACAATGGCAGCATTCGCCGCCATTGTTCACGAAGTTTAAATCATTTTGATAAATAGACAACTAACTTCTAATCAACTTGAGATTCCTCATGGCAAAGAATAAGAAATCACTCAGCGAGATACATGCCTTAGCAATCACGCGATGTACAAATATCACTGAAGTGTTATACCAAGAACGACAGTCTAATTGTGATGACAGACGATTCGCCTTTGTTGCTGGAGCACAATGGGAATCATTACTCAATGGTGCTTTTGAAAATAAACTGAGAATGGAAGTCAATAAATTACCACAAGCGATTGAGAGAGTTTATACCCAGTGGTGTCAGAACTCAGTTGACGTTAAGTTTGTTCCTAAAAATGGCACCAAAGGCGATGCACTTTCTGATTTATGTCAAAAGTTATACCGTGCGAGCGAAACAGATTCAAATGCTCAAGATGCTTATCGTAATTCATTTAGGGACGCCTTAGCCGGTGGCTTTAGTGCTTTTCGCCTTAGCAATGAATATATCGATGAGAGCGATTGTGATAATGACGAACAAAAAATAACTTGGCACCCAATCAAAGATGCCGATACTAGCGTGTTCTTCGACTTAAGTTGTAAGTTGCAAGATAAGAGTGATGCAAAATATGCGTTTGTTCTCGCATTTCTAACTAACGAAGAATATGAGGAGCGATTTGGTAGACCAGTTTCCTCATTTCCAAAAGACATTCGACAATCAGCATTCGATTGGTATACACCAACTGGCGTTTATATTGCTGAGTACTTCGTTAAAGAAGAGGTTAGCGATTGGAAAATCACTTACGAGACGATGGTTGGCGATGAAGTAGTAAAACTCAGTGAACTTGATGACGCAAAGATGCAAGAATTAGATGCCATCGGTGCTACTGAGATTTCTCGACGAAAATTCACCAAATGCAAAGTTAGAAAATATATTCTGGACGGCAATTGCGTCCTTGAGGACTGTGGCTATATCGCCGGAACAGAGATACCCATCATTCCAGTATATGGCCATGTCACTTATATCGACAATGTTGAGCGATGCACTGGGATGGTGCGTCCTGTTAAAGACATTCAGCGATTGAAGAACATGCAAGTTTCTAAGTTAGCGGAAATTGCTTCCCTGTCATCACATTCAAAACCAGTTTTCACTCCGCAACAGATTTCTGGACATCAGCAAATGTGGGCTGAGGACAACATCAAGAATTATCCATATTTGACGATTAATCCAACAATGGACCAAAACGGAAATGTTGTTCCTGCTCCTCCAGTGATGTACACGCAACCACCTGTTGTTCCAGCAGCGATTGAAACATTGTTAAACGTCACTGAGATGGATATCCAAGATGCACTTGGAAAACCGATGACAATGTTGACACCAGCCCCAAATACGTCTGGTTATGCGATGGAAATACAACAACAAGCGGTGGAAAGCCCGAACTACATTTACTTGGATAACTTTCGCCAAGCGATTAAACGCTGTGGGCAGATTTGGCTGTCTATGGCAAAAGACGTCTACTCAAGTAATCGCAAAGTTAAGTTGTTGGATAAAGGTGGTAAAGCATCAGTTGCTGAGTTGATGCAATTGAACTTAGATGATGGCGGCAGCGTGTACTACGCTAATGATTTGAGTAAAGCAAACCTTGATGTCATGGTAGATGTTGGGGCCAGCACATCAACACAACGCCAAGCAATTTTGAGGAACATCATCCCAATGCTTGGTTTAGTTAGTGATGAAAGTGCGAAGATGGTTTTGATGAGTACGGCTCTGATGAACATCGAAGGCGAAGGCATGGGAAATATCCGTGAGTACTTCAGAACACAACTTGTTAAACTCGGTGTTGAGAAACCAACCGAAGAAGATTTGGCTGCTGCTGCTAATCAAACAGAACAACCTAACGCTGAACAAAATTACTTGGTGGCTTTGGCTGAAGCCGAGATGAGCAAATCTACCAAATATCGTGCTGACTCCATGGTTGCTTTGGCTAAGGCCGAGAAAACTGAGGCTGAGACCTTGGAAATTATGATGAGTATCTCTGACCAGCCATTTGAGCAAATACAGGAACTGGTTGAGGAGAAGCGCCAGCCATTTAATCCAAACCCAAGTGAGCCATATTATGACGGAAGTGATGTTCTTGATTTCTATGAGGCCGCGAAGGTTGAGAATCCAGAGATTGCTCAAGAACTGGATGCGCCTTCCATTAATGATTTACTGCCACCTGGAGAAGTGTAATGGGCTGGACGAAGAAGGACGTTATCAACAAGGCATTTGCTCAAATTGGGCTTGCCAGTTATGAATTTGATATTAGTGCTGAAGAATATGCTAGTGCGTTAAGCACATTGGACAGCATGTTTGGCACGTGGGCTAGCCTTGGGTTTTTCAAAGGTTATTTGATGAATGCGAGTGTTGTTGGAGACATTACTGCTCCGATGTATATTCCTGCTATCTACCACGAAGCAGCGTACACAAATTTGGCAGTTGCTCTTTGCCCAGAGTTTTCAGCAGCACCAAACCCATTTCTGGTTCAACGGGCGGTATTAGCATACAACGCTTTAATGCAGGCGGCAGCCGCACCGATTGAACAGAACTTCACGAGCACAACCCCACTTGGCGCTGGTAATACAAGAAACGTATATAACCAGACGTTCTATCAAGGCAGCAGTGATGTCGTGAATGGCCCGTCAATCGTACCAAACTTTCTGCCATAAGGAGATATATGCATATTTTAGTTGGTTACGCATTGAAAATACTAACTGTCACAGTTGTTGAGAAACTGGCCATCATTGCGTTAAGCACTTAGTGGCACATACAGAATCAAAGGTTGATGACGAAATACTCGCTGTTGTTGAAGCAGCAATCAAAGGAGAGAAATAACATGAACTTAAATCGAATAACCACCCCAACGTCGGGAGACATGTACGTTCTCTGGAGTGGGAATAGCAATCAATACTCGGCGTTATCGCTCGGTGATTTTATCACTTACTTGGAAGGGACTGGAATTATTCCAGCGCCAGCCCCAGAGATAACTTCTCAGTATTACGCCCCAAGCGCCACAGGCTGGACAGCAACTGTCACTGTTAGCAACACGCGATTAATAATCACTCCTGCTGCTGGTTATGCGACGGCTACTATTGCTCTGCCAAGTGTTGCCGTAGACAAGGACGTTGTTATCGTGACATGCACAAACCAAGTGACAACCTTAACTGTTACTCCTGGTTCTGGCCACTCAGTAACTGGTGCCCCTGCTGCTTTGGCTGCAAATGCATATTTCACCTTGATGTTTGATTCACTGACATCTACTTGGTATCGAACTGCTTAATTTTAACATATTTGAGGAATTACACAATGGCATGGATTAATTTAACACTCAACGCCGCGGGCCCAACCGCAGACATTTCATTTGTTGGTGAAGGTACAATTTATTGCGACGGTACATTCGTTGGGTCAACTTTACAAGTAAAACCAAGAGTCGATGCTTTAATTGCTTCTGGTTTCATCGCTGGCCTTAACGCATCCACTAAGTCAGTGACTGTTCCAAGTGGACAATATCGTCTTAATTTGGATACACCTGCTGGCGCAACAGTAAATGTTTACTACAATGACGCAACAATAACTGCTCGTAAGGTGTAACTTTATGCAACTAGGCATTTTGAATGGAATTTACTCCGATGGTGCCTCGCAGTTAAATGTGGCATTTCCGAGGAATGTCATCCCAACAGCCGTTGCCAGCGGGATTTCTGAGGGCAACTTACAACCAGCAGAGGGCATAGATTTATGTCTAAGCCTCTCCGGTTTGGATAGAGGCGGCATTAATTGGAATGACGAACACTATCGAGTGATTGGGGCTGATTTGGTTAAGATTTCTCGCGATAACACAATCACCGTGTTGGGAAGTGTTGGGAATACGGGTGGTGGCATTGTCAAGTTTGATTACTCGTTTGACTATCTAGCAGTTCTCAGCGACGAATCCGTCTATCTCTACAATGGAACATTAACGAAAATAACTGACATTGACCTCGGGCCAGTCATCGATTTTTGTTGGGCTGATGGCTACTTTATCTTCACAGATGGTGAGTTTTTAATTATCAACGAACTCAATGACCCGTTTGCAATCAATCCACTGAAATACGGCAGTTCTGAAACAGACCCCGACCCAATCACTTCTGTGATTCGTATTCGAGACGAAGTTCTAGCAGTAAACCGCTACACAATCGAATTCTTCACTAATGTTGGCAGTGACAACTTCCCGTATCAGAGAATCAACGGTGCTCAAATTCAAAAGGGCGCCATTGGCACTAGGATGGCGGTTCAACTTTCTGATGCTGTGGCTTTTGTTGGCGGTGGTCGTAATGAAGCACTTGGTGTTTATGTTGGTAGTAGCGGTAATACTGTAAAAATATCCGACAAAACAATTGATGGTTTACTCGCTAGTTATGATATCAGAACTTTGTCTCAAGGCCAAGTTGAAACTCGCGTGTATGATGATAGAATTTTACTGTTGATTCATTTGCCAAAAGAGACCTTGGTTTATGATGCCGCAATGAGCAAAGCGGTCAACAAACACATTTGGTATCTTCTTGATTCCGGTGTCCTAGGACGAGAACGATATTGCGTTCGTAACTTCGTCTGGGTGTACAACTCCTGGTACTGTGGACATAAAACAGAAAACAAATTGGGAAAAATTAGCAAAACTCACTCCCTCCAATTTGGGGGTGCTGTTGCTTGGGATATTAGCACCGCGATGATGTACGCAGAAGGCAAAAAGTTTTATATTGCTTCTCTTGAATTAGTTGCATTACCAGGACGAGTCGCTGCTGGTGTTGACTCAACAGTTCATATGAGATACACTTTGGACGGGATGTCTTGGAGTCAACCAAAATATATTCCAGCAGGCAATGTTGGGGAAAGATTAAAACGCCTCCAGTGGCGTCGAGTTGGTATGGTGAGCAACTGGGTGGTGTTTAAGTTCGGTGGTGATACAAGTTCACATCTTGGTATACTTGCACTCCAAGTTGGTACACAACAATGACAGATTTCCGCCAACCAGTAGCCCCAACACGAGCCGAACTTTCAACATTCTTGAAGGACCAAAAACTAATCAAGGCATTTGAGGCATTGTTCAATTTGGTCCCTTCTGAATTTGACTTGGCGGATGTCCGAATACAAGAAATAATGATTGATATTGGTAACATTGCAGCGGCAAGTAATGAGACTGCTGCTTTATTGACCAGATTAGTTGATGAAGTTGAACTATTAAATAGACACAATTGTTGTGAGGTCATTGAGGAGAATGTCGAAAATCGAACAATCTCAATAAATGATGACAACTGGAATGGTACTCCGCTGGCCATTGAACACGGCGGAACTGGCGCTGATAACTTGGTGGATGCTCAAATAAACTTGGGAATCACTGGTGGAGTGGGGGAAAACTTGATTTTTACTTTAGTGACACAGGTTGCTCATGGATTTTTGAGTGGTGAGGCCGTGTATTTTGATGGAGCGAATTGGTTGTCGGCTGATAATACTGCGGCAGCAACAGTTTGTGGATATGTCGTCGATTATGTTGACGCGAATCACTTCAAGGCTGTCACAGACGGTGTTATAGTTGTTGCTGGATTGACGAGCGGGGCTTGGTACTATTTGGGGACAAGTGGTGCTCTGACGACAACCGCTCCAGTTGCTTCTGGCACATTTGCTCAGAGTGTCGGGCAAGCGATTTCCACAAACAATTTATTTGTCAATGTTCACCAAGCAATCGAGAATTAATATATGACAACTCCAATAATTAAACTGGGCAGCAAGTTAGATGCAGACGCAAATATTTCCGAATTAACGAATGACTCAGGCTTCATTACTGGAATTGGCGCATTATCAATCAATGCGCTCAGCGACGTCGATACAACTGGCTTAAGCACAAACCAAGTTTTACGTTACAACGGCACAAATTTTGTTCCTTATACACTTGTCGGTGGTGGGGATGTCACTGGTGGCTCCAACCTCGATGGCGGTGTTGGTGTATTCGAATCCAAGGTCGGCGGAAATCTTCGCTTTAAATCTTTGCTTGCCGGAACAGGCATCAGCATAACGGGTGGTTCCGAGTCGATTGAAATAAGTTCAACCATCGGGTCGCTCTCATTGACTGACTTAGCAGATGTGACGATTTCTGCACCGGCTGCTGGAAAATATTTGCGGTATACTGGCGCTGAGTGGGTGGATGTCGTCCCAACAAAACTTGATATTGGCCTTGGTAACGTGGATAATACGAGTGACATGAGCAAACCAGTTTCTACGGCAATGACGTCAGCCTTATCAATGAGGGCACCAATTGATGCCAACGTCAGCATATTCACCAATGATGCTGGATACGTGACTGCACTGTCAGCCCCAGTGACGTCAGTAAACTCACAAACTGGTTCTGTTGTTTTAACTAAAAACCACGTTGGCTTAAACAATGTCGATAATACGAGCGACATCAATAAACCAATCTCGACCGCCACACAGACAGCACTCAACGGCAAGGCAGCAACTGGGGCCAATGTGAGTATATTCATAAATGATGCTGGCTATCTGACATCGGCGCCAGTTTCATCGGTGAATGGACAAACTGGTGTTGTTGTAATAACTAAAACGAACGTTAGTCTTGGCAACGTAGATAATACCAGCGACATCAATAAACCAATCTCGACCGCCACACAGGCAGCCTTGAATGCCAAGGCGAATATTGGTGGCAACGTGAGTGTGTTCACCAATGACTCCGGCTTCATCACTGGCATTGGTGCGCTTTCAATCAATGCGCTCAGCGACGTCGATACAACTGGCCTAGCAACAAACCAAGTTTTACGTTACAACGGCAGCCAATTTGTTCCTTATACAATCCCAGCATCTTCTACGACATGGGGAAGCATAACTGGGACATTAAGTTCCCAAACTGATTTGCAATCAGCACTTGATGCAAAATCAGCAACAAGTCACAACCACACTGGAGTATATGCAAATGTTGCACATACTCACGTTATATCTGATATTACGTCTCTACAGACATCACTTGATGCGAAAGTTGCAACAGCATCAAATCTTGGCGCTGGCACTGGGGTATTTGAATCTAAAGTTGGTGTTGATTTAAGATTTAAGTCTTTAGTCGCTGGTACAAACGTCACTTTATCCAATGACGCAAACACCATAACAATCAACGCAACAGGCGGTGGTGGTGGTGGAAACCTTGACTCATTGACTGATGTTGTGATTACGAGTCCAACAAACAGGCACACATTCGTGTACAATGGTACAAACTGGGTGAATGAACCAGGAATCACTGTAGAAACGATGACAAGTACACAAGCGTTCTCGGCTGTCACTTACGCTAACGTAACACAGTTGGTTTCTTCCGTAGTAGCAAACGCCACTTATCGAGTTGATGCTTTCATAACTTTTCAGAGTGCTGCAACGACAACTGGGATTGGCATTCAACTTCTTGGGCCAACTGGGTCAACTTTTCGTGGAGAGATAGTAGTTCCAATCACGAGTACTGCTGCTGCATCACAACTGAGAATCATTTTCCCAAACACAACATCAACCAACTCAGCAACTGTGCTAGGAACTGGTGTCACTGCAATTAATAGTAACCACACGTGCTTAATCCGGGGAATCGTAGAAGTTACTGGTACTGCGGGAACTATCCAAATTCTCGCTGCGAGTGAAGTAGCAGCATCTGCTGTGACTTTGCAAATCGGAAGCAAGATGATAATTACTAGATTGCTGTAACATCAAATCGCTCACTTTTTGCTAAATACCGGACTAATAGTTTAATTGAGATTCTCATGGGAAGAAAAACAAAAATAACGGCAGTCACCAAGGAGCAACTTGAGAAAGTTACTTCATTAATATCGAATGGCGTAATCGTCGAAAATATTGGTAAAATGGTATTTGGTGTATGTCGATTCACGTTTAATGATTTGCGTAAACGCTTCCCAGAATTAGAAGAAGCAGTTCAAGATGGAATGAACGCACAAGAACAAGCACTTGCTGGTAAAGTTTTTAAAATCGCCATGGAAGATGGTAGTAAATCACAAGTTGCTTGCTTGTTCTTTCTGTTAAAATGCGTACACAGATGGCGCGAAAAGGAACCAGCAATCACTTTAAATGTTGTCCCAGAGACGACTACAATGCTAACCGCAATATCAGATAAAGTGGTTGGTAAAAAAGAACCCAAAACAGACGAGGACGAATAATGTCAACTACTGTAATACAAATTTTTCCTGCTGGACAAGTTCCAAATTCTAGCACGACAATCTACACGTCAACTGGCGTGAAAACCATCATTGACAAAGTTTCGCTTTTGAATACAAGCGGGAGCAACGTAACATTCTCAGCAAACATTGTGGAGATATCAGAATCTGCTGGGGCTGACAATCAATTGGTTTCAAAAACACTGACGCCTGGGCAGGTTTATAGTTGCCCTGAGTTAGTTGGGCAAATTTTGGTTAATGGCTCATTCATTAATGTAACGGCTGGCGCAGCCACTTCGTTGACATTGATGATAAGTGGGCGGGTGATATCGTGAGTAATGATTTACGGGATAGTAGACCTGTAACGAGAGACATACTCATGGAATTACAGGTTGCAGTGGAAGACCTCGACGCACCAAGCGTTTCGCTTGAAGCAGAGCATTATTTCCACGGTGGCGTATATTTAAGAAAACTCAGTTTCCCAAAAGGAACTGTGGCCGTAGGGGAAACACACATTTTTGACCATGGGTTCATTTTGGCAAAAGGAAAAATATTGGTGGTTGACGAGTTTAACCAAAGAACAATAATCGAGGCCGGACACGTCAGCATAGGGCAACCTGGTACTAAGCGGGTTGCGTATGTGTTAGAGGATTGCGTGATGGTAAACACTCACTTCAACCCCAATGACTGCACTGACATGGATGTTTTGCGCGAAGTTTATATTCAGCACGATGACTCTTCTGAATACAGAGCCAGAGTGGGGCATGTCAGTAAATTAGAGTTAGAGGAGAAAAAATGAGTTGGGGAATTGTAGCAAAAGTAGGAATCGCAGTCGGGTCTGCGGTTTTATCCAATAGCCAGTCGAAGAAAGCAGCCAAAAAAGCGAGAAACGCACAGTCAGCGTCAGAGGCTAGAGCAGCAGAAGAACGAGAAGCAGCACTGGAATCAACCAGAAAACTATTTGAGCCTTATCTTGCAGCCGGTAATGCCGCCGTTGGTGCTCAGAATGATTTGATTGGTTTGAATGGCAATGTACCGCAACAAGCAGCCATTAATCAAATAACAAACTCTGCACAGTACGACACGATGCTTAAAGCGGGCGAGAGTGCTATCAACCAAAACGCATCCGCGACTGGTGGTTTACGTGGTGGTAATAATCAGCGAGCACTGATGGAATACCGTCCAACATTGTTGAACCAATTGATTCAGCAAAAGTTTAATAACCTCGGTGGGTTAACAAGACTTGGACAAAATAGTGCAGCGGGACAAGGCGCCAACGCAATGACTACTGGAAACTTAAATGCTGAGGGGCAACAAAATATTGGTGGCTATAATTCTGGGGCCATTTTACAAAATGGTGCTGCGAATGCGAACTTGACAAGCCAGTTAGGCACAATTGGCGCTGGTTTGGCTACAAATTATTTGAACAGCAGACCGAGCAACAGTACTGGTAGTAACGCAAGTGATTACGCGGGTGATTTGATGGCTGCTTGGGTCAATAAACAATAATTTTCAGGAGATTCCATAATGGAACCAATTAACTACGGAAAATATCTACCACAAGTTGATGCTCTTGGAACTTTGTCCAATGGCATTGACTTAGGTAACAAACTATCTGCTCAGCAATTGATGCCCGATAAAATTCGCCAAGAAGTTATTAAGAATCAGCGCCTTACAGCAATTCATGAAGCGGCTTTAGACAGAGGTGGCTTTGATTCCAATGAGTTAACTGAATTGATGTCACTTAACCCAGAGGCGGCTGCCGCTTATAATGCAGCATGGGCTGGAAAATCAGAAGAGCAAGCCAAGAAAGATTTGGTTGAAGGCGCATTGGCGATGGATGTTCTCTCAAGCGGAGACGAATCTAGAATCAATGAGTTCTTTGATACGCGAATCACTGCCGCAAAGAATGCCGGTAATGAAGAAATGGCGAAGTACTTAAGTAGTGCAAAAGAAGCAAGCAAAACGCGTGAGGGTAGAGCGATTGTCAGTGGTGGTTTGCAACAGATGATGTACTCCAAGTTGGGGCCATCTCAATTTGCAAAGTGGCAAGAAAATCTAGTTTCTAGGCAGAACAACATTAACACGAACATCACAAGCCTTCAACGTGCCGAAATTACAAGCAGAACCGAACTCAAAAAATTAAATGATGAACTCGCTAATGCTGTTGCAAGTGGTAATCACCACTTGGCTCATAGTTTGCGAACAAAGATTAATGGTATTGCACAGAGTGACGCCGTAGCAGGCAAGACGGAAGCACAAAAGAATCTTGAATATGACAATCGAATTCTTGGAAGTACCGCTCAACCTGCTGATGAAGAAGAAGATGTTGACTCCGAAGTGGCGAGTATCAGAAACCTTGGGGTTGTTGCTGGACAAGGACGACCCAGAACTCTGCAAGAATCAAGTATGCAACGAGCAAAAGCATCAAGCCAGCCAGGAATGGTTAAGTCATATCGCGATGAGTTTAAGAAAGTTAACGAAGACCAGATTGTTGTGGATAGAGCAAGCGAATCAATCGCGAATTTGGATACCGACACCGCGCTTGGACAACACTCGATGATTTACCAATATTTCAAAACATTGGACCCAAACTCAACGGTGATGGTGTCAGAATTCCAAACTGTTGCTAGAAACCGAGGTGTTGCTGATGCCGTTGTTCAAACTTTTGAGCGATTAGTCAATGGTGAATCCTTGACACCAGAGCAAGTGAAACAAATAAAAGACAACATCGGCGTTATACGAGAAGCAGCACAACGAGTGACGGACCGAAATGCACGAAGAATAATCGACTCCGCCGCAGTAAATGGCGTGTCTGGTGACCAGATTCTCGGCCCCAACGAAATGAATGGCTTGAAAAAACGATTGGAAAGTGCGTACACTGAAAAGAGAACAAAGGAATCAGCCAAAACAGCACAAAAAGATGAACCAACCAAAACAGCAACAGCACCCAAAGAGGGAGCAACAAAAACAATTGGTGGAGTGAATTACACACTTGAGAATGGCAAGTGGAAGGCGGGTGAATAACATGATTGCTCACACCAATATGCCGTTAGATTTTAAACCAAAGCCTCTAATCCAACTCAAACCAGAAATGACCGTTGAAGAGATGGATGCTTACGAGAAGCAGGAAGCAGAACTTGCTAAAGAAACTAAGCCTCGAATCCGACTCAAAACAGAAATGACTGTTGAAGAGATGGATGCTTACGAGAAGCAGGAAGCAGAACTGAAAGCATCATTTTTAGCAGATACAGCAATCGCTGGCGCCAGAGAAGCAGCCGGAAATATCGTAAAAGGTATTGGTGGGTTTGCAGATGCGACAGACCCACAACATCTTTTCATGTCTGACGAGGAAGATAAAGCGTTCAATGAGATGGGGGCAAAAACTGGATTACAAGCCATCGGTGATTCAATCAAGGTCCCAAGGGCTGAGTACGAACTTGCAAAAGAGAAAAGCCCAATATCAACAGCGGTTGGTGAAATTGGAACTGAAGTTGCATCTTTTTTAATTCCAGGGGCACGGGCCGCAAAACTTGCCTCAACGGGTGGTAGGATTGCCGCTCAAGCAGGAGTTGGCGCAACTGCATCAGGTTTAGTTTCGAGTGGTAAGGGTAACACTGGCGAAGAAGTTTTTAAGGATGTAATGGTCGGTGGTGTTCTTGGTGGTGTTGGACAAGGTGTTGGCGAAGTGCTTTCAAAAATAGCAATACCCAGTGGCGAAGTGGCCAAAGATGTTGCCAAAGATGTGAGCAACAAATTATCAGAAATAAGAGTCAACAAGGCTGGAAAACCAGTGGAAAAACTGGCCGAGGTATTGAAAAATAACAAGACATCCATTGATGCTTTCCAAAAGCATCTCTCATCAAACTTCAGTGAAGAAGGCGGTGATGTTCTCAGCAAAGCAATTTTGGATTCAGTTGGTGTGGATACTAACTCACTTAATGCAACTCAGCGCGGGCATATTGTTAGTGAGACACTGACAAAAAATATTGGCAAGTTGTCCCCCAACGCCAGTAAAATTAAAGCAGGCGTCCAATCTTTTGCTGAACAACAAGCCGCCCATGAGAAGATTGTTAACAAGTTGTTCGATAACCAAATATCTGCAACGACCAATGTACCAGACGCGTTTAATGATGTCATCACAGAAGTGACGAACTCATTAAAGACTGGAACGTATAACACTACTCAATCTAATACAATGAAGCGAGTGAAAGATGCGCTTAGTTCAAATAACCAAAGTAATATCACTGCTCTAAGAGATTCATTGTCAAAATCATCATCCAAGTTTGACAGAGATTATCTTGAAAAAATTGATAGAGCACTTTTTCCCGATGTATACGACGACATCATGTCATTAAAAACAGCACCCACATCCGATTTTGCCAAACTGGTGTTCAATAAAAATAAATCGGACGATGATTTGGTGAGGGTAATTCTGGCTTCACCTGGCAAATATTCAGCAAAAGACCTGTCCGAAATTGCTGATTACACGAAGACATTTGAAAAGGTAGGACTCGATGGTTTGCTCGAAGATGATAAACTCGTCAACGACACGGCTAAGCACGGCTGGAGCAATCTCCAAAAGAAACTTACACAATCGCTTATTAATTCGGCAAAAACCGACGGCGACATCATCGACAATAAGTTGTTAGTGACAAACCTCAACAAATTTGGTGATGACCGACTGAAGGCTATCATGTCGCCAAGTGAGTTTAATCTCTACAAAACAATCAAAGCATTACCCAAAGAAACTGTAAAACCCGTTGGTAGAGTTGAAGGTCTTAAGGATAAAATTCTCAGCAAAGATAACAGACAAGCATTGGTCGTTGATGCAGTGACACTGGCAACGGGTGGAACACCAATGGCAAGTATACTAAAAGCCATTCTAAAAACAAAGCACGATGTCGATGGAAAAGTTTACAGCGCCATTGATGACTTAGTAAAACAGCAATCAAAAACAACATCGACGATTCCACGTAAATATATTGCTCCAGTAATAACAACACCGGCTGGCGCCCAATTAAGTAAAAAAGAGGAAAGAAAATAATGAGCAACGAAATCACAAATCCCTATGAGTTTTTCACCGATGTGGATGGCTCTCGTTTAGAACAAGGCTACATTTACGTTGGCACTGCTGGCCTAAACCCAATAACAAACCCAATATCGGTTTTCGCAGACTCAGAGTTAACTATTCCTCTGGCGCAGCCGCTCCGAACTGTTTCTGGATATGTCTCCAACAATGGCACACCAACTAATATTTTCGTTGATGCCGATGATTGGTCAATCGCAGTTAGGAATGTGAACTCTACTACTGTTTTCACAAACTTACACGCTGGCTCAGTCGTAGATGTGCCAGTCACAACATCAGTTGCCACTTACGCAGAATTGCTGGCGCTAGACCCAGCCCTGTATGTAGTGGGTGACATTGTCCGAGTAACAGACCAAAACATCTTTGGATACTTTCGCGTAACAACTGGCTCAACCACTGATGACGGCGGCATTAAGAAAACTAACGGCACTTGGAATTTGGCATTAAAACATTTTCAAAGAATGTTTGTGAGTGATATATCTCCAAAATGGTTTGGGGCTATCGGTGACGGAACAACCAATGACGCAGTTGCTGTTCAAAAATGTTTCAATTACGCCGCTGGCGCGTCCATTGCTTTTGATGGCGCAACATACAAACTTGATGACGAAATTATCATGCTTGACAACCAAGTAGTAAAACTTAATGGTTCAATGTTGAGGTTCAACGTCACCGGCGGTAAGTACTGCCTGAAAGTTGGTAATGGTTGTCGAGTTGGTTGCGGTATTATCAATCAGATTAACACCACAAATGAGCCTGGCGTGAATGGCTCGCATCGTTGCCCAATAACTGTCGGTGGTTTTAACCAAGGTTTTGTTAACCAAGGCAAACAAAACGTCGTTCTTGAAAATTTAACACTTGATAATGCTCGCCCAGATGGACAATCGCTGTCTGTGTACTCCGACTCGTATAATGTGTCAGTCACTAATCTGGTAATCACGAATACAACCGGTAATGCAAAAAACGGAATTGCTTGTCACTGGAGTTTAAATGACTCAGCGGGCGCCGCAAATGGAACAATGCACCCAAGCGGCATTTCCATCAATGGGGCGGAATTCTCTGACTTAGAAGTTGGCACATACTTAAGTGCTGCGTATCAGATTAAAATCGAAAATGCAAAGTATGACAACTGTGGGAAAGCAATCGAAGCATATCGCGGTGATTACTCGAACACATACGCACCAACTAATATTCAACCGCTGATTGGAAAACAAATTTACGTAAGAAACTGTATTACACAAGATTGCCCAATTGGGATTGAGATTGATGGAATTGAGGGATTGGTTGCTGCCCAAAATATCATGGAAGTCCACGTTGATTCTTGTATATTCAATGGTGACACTGCTGGCTCATCTAGTGAAAACGCAATACAAATTCGTGGAAATCTTGGTGGTTCAGTCAAGAACACCACTATCTTGAATTATCAAGGGTATGCTATTGACTTCTTTGGAGATGGTGATTCTTTCGAGATTGATAATTGTATTTTACGAAACAACAACTTGTCCGCAATTTACACCAGGAATACGGACAATGTTATAAATGTTACAGTGAGCAAGTCTTACATCCACAGCAACTGTGCTGGAAGTGGATTATCAACGAAACCAGCAATAAACGTCGAAGCCCTTTGTAAGAATTGGGTGATTGACAACAACCGATTTGGTTTGGCTTCAAGTGAAACACAAGCAACAAGTGTTGCGATAAACCCAGGAGTAGTTGGTATTACACTAACGAATAATCACACTTACGACGTGGTTGATTATTGTTACCGAGTAACAGGTGCCACTTCAACTGCGACGACTAGCACGTTGAACATGACGTACCACGGTAACACGGCAGCAGCCGGCCTTGTCATTTATGATGGTAGCCCATGTTCAACTATTACTGGTGACAACTCCGTGAAACATGTCTGGTATGCTGGTGCGATGTCGGCTGGTACTTGGAAGCAAGGAGACATTACTTGGAATACCAATGCCGCCTCCGGCGACCCAATCGGCTGGGTGTGTACGGTTGGTGGAACCCCTGGCACGTGGATTGGTTTTGGTGTTGTTCTGTAAGTGATGGTATAATCTAAGTGAGATGGGAGGGAGTAGAGTAAAATCTACTCCCTTTTATTTTTGTTCTATTTTTAATATTGTTTCAATGCGAGTCAATCGCTCATTTATAGCGTAAATCGTTTTCATAAGTTCCCTATCCTCAGCCCTCTGCTCTTTCATTTGCGCAACATTCGATTCAAGATGTTGAATTCGCGCTTGGTTCATCGAGTGATTCTGTGCTAACCAACAGACAAAGGCAATAACCAGCCCTTGGAGAATATGCATTGCTGTCTGAAAGAATGGATGATTTAACACAAGTTGACTCCTTATTAGTTTTAGTTATTGTACGGGTATTTATTCAAGTCTCAACCAAAGTGTGCACAATTTTGTTTCACAATGATAAATAGACATACCGCATAATGCGAGTTGTAATAAATTAAAATTCCACGTAAGTGAGTAGAGGTAGTAAAATGAGTGATGAACAGAAAACAGAAAATCTTGATGTAGAGGCTAACTTCGTAATTGAAATTGACGAGGTTGATGAATCAGTGGACTCAAGCCACGATGTTGATGTAGAAGCAGTTGATGGTGATGTTGTTGAAGGCGAATTGGTTGAAGATGAATCAGAAGATGAATCAGAAGATGAATCAGAAGATGAATCAGAAGATGAATCAGAAGATGAATCAGAAGATGAATCGACAGTAGAACAAAAAGCACCAAGTTGGGTTAAGGAACTGCGGAAGTCACACAAAGAAGCAAAACGAGAAAACGATGAACTTAAGCGCAAACTCGCTGAATTAACAAACGTACCAAAACCCGAGGTTGTTGAGTTAAAGAAACCGACTATCGATGAGTTTAATTACGATGTTGATGCTTACGAAGAAGCGTTAGTTGGGTACATTGAAAATAAAAAAGAGTTAACTGCTAAACAAGAGTTGAGTCGAAAGCAAGAAGAAGAAGCAAAGAATGCATGGAATCAGAAGTACGAAGGCTATACTAACGCCAAAAAAGCGTTGAATAAGCCCGACTTCACAGATGCAGAATCACTTGTTTCAACAAAACTTTCACCAGTTCGTCAAAGCATGTTAGTTCAATTTAGTGAAAACCCAGCGCACTTGGCGTACATTCTCGGCAAGAACCCAAAAGAACTTGACAGACTATCTGACATCAAAGACGAAGCGACGTTCATTTTTGAATTAGCGAAAATCGATAGTAAAGTCAAGACTGTCAAAACAAACAAAAGTGTACAACCAGAACGAACCGTAACACCAACTGGAACTAAAACTTCCAATAAGTCATATGACAAAATGTTGGATGAGGCAGTTAAGACAGGCGATTACACAAAACTGAATAAATATTTCGATAAGCGAAATGCTTAAAACAAATTTAATTAATTACGTGGAGTAATAATATGGCTAATAATTTTTCAAAACAAACTCTTGTTGAGTTTGACAAATTGGTTGCTGGTTTTGATGATGCTTGTACCATCAGTAAATTAGTTTCTAAAGACTCAGTGTCAATGCAGAATATCACCCGTTCTGAGAACAGCACCATTTGGCGCCCAATTCCTTACATCGCTAACTCATACGATGGCTTGGACCAAACTGCTAACTTCAACGACATCACTCAGTTATCTGTTCCTACAACTGTTGGTAGTGTTAAGTCAGTTCCTTTTAAATTAACATCTATCGAATCCAACGACCCACGTCGTGTTGCTGACATGTTCGCAGCCGCTAAGTTGAAATTGGCTTCAGACATCAACCTCGCAGTTTTAAACGCTGTTTCCTTACGCGGAACTAATGTTGTGAAAGTTACTGCTGCCGCTTCTGGTTTCAGTGACATCTCTAAAGTTAAAGCACAACTTGATTTGTTGGGTGTTCCTATGGGCAACCGTCATTTAGTAATGAACCCCACTGACTATTTGGGTGCTGCTTCTAACTTGAGCGGATTGTCTCGTTCATTCGGTAACTCTACTTCTGACAAAGCATTAGAAGAAGGTTATGTTGGTCGCATTTCTGGTATCGATACACACGAAAGTGAGTACGGTTATGCATTAGGTGCTGCTGCTGGTGGTGCTATCACTATCGACACACGTGTTGCTGGTGCTCAGTTCTACACTCCAGTTGCAATGTCTGCTGGCTTATTGGTTGATAACCGCACTGACGTTGTTACTGTTTCCTCTACCACTGGCGTTGCTGCTGGTGATTGCTTCACAATTGCTGGTGTTACTTCAGTGAATATGGTTAACAAATCATCCACCGGTCAATTGAAAACTTTCCGAGTCATTTCTGTTGACTCTGGTACTACAATGACTATCTCTCCTCCAATCATCTCAGCACAAGGTGGCACTGCTGCTGAACTGCAATACAAAAACGTCGCTATTTCCGGCGCTGGTTCTGCCACGGCTGCAATAACCTGGCTCAACACTGCTGCTGCTCCTACTAACGTATTCTTCGCAAAAGACGCCGTTAGTTTGATTCCTGGTTCCTTGCACATCCCTGCGCAAGCCGGTGCTGGTGCTGTGATTTCCGGCACCTCTAAGAATGGCATTCCTGTTCAGTTGAGTGCGTTTTTCGATATAAACACTTCTAGCATTAAATATCGTCTTGATGTTCTCTGGGGGGTCTCTGTTCTCGCTCCCGAGATGGCTGGTGTTTTGATTTGTAATCAGGTGTAATAATAATCTTATAATTATAAAATGCTTAAAAGCCCTCTTTCGAGGGCTTTTTTTATTATCTGCCGTGACGTTCCGTGTATGATGGAATTTTATTGATGTGACTGATTCGTGCCGCTGCCGCTTCGAAAATGTGAGAAAAATAACCAAGGTGCTTTTTTTCCCCAGGATTCTCGCGAACGGCACGCACCTCCCATTTTCCTCTGGCTTTTATGAAACTCACGCCTGCTATACCGCTAGCGTTGTCTATTCGCTTCTTTGAGTTTCGACTGTTTTCTCGAGAAGTGACTTCACGCAAATTTGCTATTTTGTTATTAAGTCTGTTTTGGTCTATATGGTCAATGAAAATTGGGAGATATCCGTGTGCCATCAAAAAAATCAACCGGTGAGCGTAGTACTTTTTTTCGTCCACCTGTACTTTCCGATAACCTTTGTCGTCAACACACCCAGCCTCATCGCCCACGCGAATCCCCCGTTGAGCAACTTTCCAGTAAAGTTTTCCCAATTTGTAATCAAAATATTTCAAACATCTTTGTTGCAACTCTAAATCCGTCATAAAACCTCCCAATATTTAAAACCCCAATTATACCACAAATCGCTTTGGTTGTCGAGCGCCAGGTTATTATATTTTATATTTTCAAATCAAGGATTTCATTTCTTTTTTGTTTCGCATGCTTTATACATTCACGGAAGGCGTTTCGCTCATACTCGTTAAGTCTGTCATCGTGAACGAGTTTCGTACACTCAACAACATCAGTTCGGTACTTCTCAAGCACTACTTCCTTGATTTTTAATAATGCGAACTCATTCTCCCTGGCATTCATGGTGTGCTGCATCAACACAATCATTTGTGCATTTAACACTTTGTGCAAACCGGCATCGTCGATGATTTTCTGAATATCTCTCAACTTGTCACCTGTAAACCCGCATTTAGTACACATTATTTCTCCTCCATTTTTGAACAGTAGTACTCAACAGCAGTGCGTTTTAACTCACCTGGCAATGTTATTTTTGTCAAACCATCCAATTTTACAGTAGAAGCGTTTTTGAATATTTCCATCTTCAACAAATTCTCAAGGCCTTTAGCAAAAATCAAGTGGTGGTTTTCAGTTGATTCCATTTCATCCAAATCTGTATCAACATCTACCACACAAACGTGGCAACTCACGTCAAAAACTTCAACTATTGATGCTGATTTCCCAACCTCAATATCCTCGTGAAATAATCTCGGTCTCGCGATGGCCATACACTCAAGACCTCCAAATTCAAATGGCACGACGTGTGCTTTAGAAAAAACAGTCCACTCCTTCGCCAAAATATTATTCAAAGCACTCATCATAGCCCCCAAGTGTGAATGATTATTAAAATTACGATAAACCCTATAATTGACAAAATCATTTTGAATCTCCTTCGTCGTCATGACATACGCAAGTGCAGTCGCAATTAATTTTTCTCATCACTACGCCAAGAATGAATCCCAACACAAATGCAATACCAACAAATAAAAATGTCATATTAAACTTCTCCTTTAGATTTTCGTGGGCCACGTTTATTTTGACGTGGGTCAATACCAAGAGATTTGGCTTCTGGATATAGCAATAAATTATCGATTGCGACATTTGCCAAGTTGCCATCACGACGACAGACTTGATATTGTGGAATCTCTTCATAGTGCATCACCCAAGCAATCACCGATGTTGAGTACTTACGACCGCGAAAATAAACTTGTCTTGAACCAAATGCTGCTTCTACGCCAGCGATTTTTCCATTTCGAAATATATCACCAGTGCTTGGGTTGTATTGGAAATATTCGCGTAACTCTTGAACATTGAGTTCAGAATAATCGCGGGTTGATACGCCTGTTGACTTGCCCATTATTTCTCTCCTTTGGATTTAGATTTTGATACTTTTGCTTTTGGTAACTTTGGTTCCTCGACTTCGGGCGATACTTCGGGTTCGTAATCACCGGCCAATTCATTGAATTTGGCTAGAATGTCACTTCGATAAATTTCGTATGAATCATCAATCGCTAAAAGTTCCACCCACTGGCTTGAACTTAAATCTAGAAACATCCCGCGACGATTCAACTCTTCTCTTTCTAATACTGTTAACTTCTCCAACTCAGTTCTAGAGAAATCTTCAAATTTTTTGTTAATGTTCATTTTTTACTCCTTTTTGTTGTATATTGTATTTATCACCATTGAAAGGAAAGTACGCTAAAACAGTGTCTTTTTCTTAGTAGAGTAATTATACCAAAGATTTATACTAAAATCAAGCATTTTGAACATTATTTTTAGCACAATAGACTAAATAGTATGTAGCACAAAATAACAACGAAGTCAAGGAGAAAACAAGATGAGCACTTTTAAAATATCAGCGGAAGAGGGAGAACAAATCGCTTTCAAAGCACTTGGTAAGAAGCATAAGGTTCGCATGAGCAACCCAGATGAGAATAAATTTCAGAGGTTTGACATTCAGGCGGATGACATGCTTATTGACGTGAAGACACAAAATCGTGCTGGAGAAACAAACAATATTTCGTTCGAACTTTTTCAATATCACGAAAGTTATATTGTCACCAGCGCAAATTGGATGACTTATCTCAAAGATGCTCACCCAAAAGGAACTTGGAACGTGTTGTTGCCTGGATGTTTACATGAAAGCACTGGGAAGTATAGTAATCGAGCAACCCATTTCTATATTGTCACTCCAAGTCAAAACTATCTGATTCCGAGAGATATTATGCGAAAGTTCGTGGATGAGATGATTGCTGCTAGGATTGACAAACTGAATGATGGGGTATATATCTCATTTGGGTTTAGTAAAGCAACTGCCGCTAATAATCACGGCAGGCATTCAATGCAGAGTTGCAATCTCATATTTCCGATGAAACTTTTAAGCGGGTTCGAGCACGAGTAGTAATCATAAGAGGCCCTCTGTCGAAGAAAAACAATTCGTAAGGCATCAACGTGTATGTATTCTTATTTCTTCCTCCATTCTTAATTGAAAACTTCGCAACATCGTGATAACCACGTACAAGCCTGAGTTCATTTGCATCATAATTCACAAAAACTTGAATATCTCCAACAAGGTATTTGGTGTATTCAAGTCCTTTGATATATTTTTTCTTAGAACGTAAGGTTGCACAATCAGCCAATAATTTCCGTATTTGAGGTTGCGTGAGGTCTGTCAATTTCTCGCAGAATATTGGGGCGTGTTCTATATTATTCTTGGTAAAGGAATTGTTTGTCATTGCGTAAAGATTCTCAATTCTATTGTCTGTCGAATCTTGATTCAAATGACCAACGTACTTTGGAAGAGAGTAATGGTGCATGAGATATATCAGACGATGAGTTGCGTACTTGGCGCCAGCGATTGCGATTTGACGACGACCACCTTGGAAAGTTCCGGCTTCCGTGTTGACTTTTACTGCATTGGAGTATCGGGTTTTTATAAAAAGTTTGCCGGACTCGTAGTAAAAGCGTTCGTTGCAGATTTTTAGAAGATTTTCATTTTTCATAATATTATCTTCCGTGTCTGAGTGTGTATCCGGGTATGGTGGCGATATAATCGTTTCTCGCCTTGATGGCGTCTTCGATGTCTGTGAAATCCCCAAGGGAGAACTGCTTGCCCGTCTCTGGACTATACGCTCGGGCGGCCCACTTACCATTTGGTAATCTGTGAACCCCCGCGTGTCCACTTTTGTTGTTCTTATACATCCTCTTATTTCTCATATTTTTCGATTGGGTCACCGCTCGTAAATTAGAGATTCTATTGTTACTGGGGTTTTGGCTGAAATGGTCGATGAATTTTGGGAGGAACCCATGTTCAAGCAGGAATATGATTCGATGCGACTTGTGTATTCTACCATCTATCTTCACGCACCGGTACCCGTATCCATCAAATGAACCAGCCTCATCGCCAGCACTCACCGGTCCTCGAGACACTTTCCAAAACAACTTCCCATTTTCAGCATCATACTCAAACAACTCCAAAAATCTTTCTCTCAAATCCACCACCGCCTTTGGCGTTATCACAAGGCCATTCAAATTCGTAAACCGATTCTTATCTACTAAAATATTCATAATTCCTCCAAATGATATTCATATATTTAGCCTCAATTATACCACGCATTCCAGGAAATGTCAACGACATTACTAAATATAAAACTAATTCTTCACAGGAGTCAACAATGTCGAAAACACACACAATATCACTGATGCCTAAGCAGTTGGAATTCTTCAATGACCGAGAGCACAAATACCTACTGTTTCTCGGCGGTTTCGGCTCAGGCAAGAGTTTCGCGTTACTAAACAAATGCATTCACACTTGTCTCGTCAATCAAGGCTCAAATATCGGTCTCGTCGCCCCGCAATTGTCAATGCAAAAGCGAATTCATATCCCAGATATCCTGAAATTTCTTCAAGAATACGGAATAGAGCACAAGTACTTCAAGCAAGATAAGTATTTCCAAATCGGCCCAAAGAAAAATCCAACAAATTTATACTTGTACTCAGGCGAAGAACCAGATAGAATTGCTGGTCTAAATGCGACAGCATTTTTCATTGACGAAATCGACTTAATGCGAAAGGACGCCGCTTATAAGTTAGTGAACCAAGTCTCATCGCGGATTCGAGTATTAGCACCAATCAACCAAATTTGTATGTCCAGCACACCAGAAGGCTTTAAGTTTTTATACGAATTCTTTGAAGTTAATGCAGCACCAGATAGAAGAATAATTCGTGGACGAACTTATGACAACTATCATGTTCCACCAACATACGCCGATGACTTAAGGAAAGTTTTCACAGAGCAACAAGTTAACGCATATCTCAATGGCGAATTTGTTAACATGTCAGGTGGTAGCGTCTACAACAACTTCCAAGTTATCAATCAAGATTTTGATGAAACCAAAACTTTACATGTTGGAGTAGACTTTAACGTCGATAACACAGCGGCAGTCATTATCCAAAAGTTTGGTGAGAAATACGTGGTTGTTGCTGAAGTGACAAAATGTAAGGACACTCACCATCTTGTTGAAACTATGAAAGAGAAATATGCCGGTAAACAAATAATTTGGTATCCTGACGCAAGTGGTGCTCAACGTAAAAGTTCAGCAATGGGACAGACAGACAACAAAATTCTATTGTCATATCCAAATTCATCTATTAATACTGTGGGGTTCAACCCATTGATTAAAGACCGAGTGAATACTGTGAACTATAACTTCAGGAACAACATTCTAACTTTATCGAATAATGCCCCCGTGTTACTTGATGCATTAAAACGTCAGACTTATGATTCGAACCAATTACCAGACAAGACGTCCGGCTTAGACCATCCCCTTGACGCCCTAGGATACGCAATCTTCAGATTAAGCCCAATGCCAACAATCAACCATCAAGACTACGTAAACATTCAGCACCACTCAACAAGATTCTAGCAATCAAAATTCGACAATC